GCTCAACTGCGCGCGCGCCGCGATGCCAAGGCACGCGAAGCCACCGAACTGAACAACAAGTACCCGGCCGACCAGCGCATGCCCGCGGCCGACGCCGAAAAGCTGGACACGGTGCTGAATGAGATCGAGGCCATCGATGCCGAGATCGCGCGAGAAAACCGCCTGAACCAAATCGCTGGCGATGAACAGGCCGAGCATGAGCATGCGCTGAACCAGGCCACCCGCGCCGGCGGCGGCCAAACCGACGAGTCCGCGGCGCTGCGCGCAATGCTGACCGGCGGTCTGTCTGCCCTCACTCAAGAACAACGTCAGGCGATGGCGTCGCGTCAGAACCCGGACATCCGCCAGGCCATGTCCACCACGACCGGAACCGAGGGCGGCTACACCGTCGCCACGGAGTTCTCGCGTAACCTGTTGCAGGCTATGCGGCAGATGGGCGGCGTGCGCAGCGTAGCCTCCAACATCAAAACCGCTACCGGCGCGCAGATGTTGTTCCCCACCGCCGACTCAACTGCGGAAGAAGGCGAAATCGTCGGGCAGAACCAGCAGGTGGGGAAAGGTGAAACAACCTTTGGCCAAGCCTCGATGGATGTCTACAAGTACAGCTCCAAGGCTATTGCCCTCCCGTTCGAGTTGATTCAAGACTCGATGTTCGATGTAGAGGCATACATTCAGGAACTGCTGAAGCTTCGCCTGTGGCGCATTCAGAACCGCCACCAGACTATGGGCTCTGGCACTAGCCAACCCAAGGGCTTGGTGACTGCCGCAACGCTGGGTAAGGCCGGCGCCACCGGTCAGGTTGCCAGTGTGACCTACGATGACCTGGTTGACCTGGAACACAGCGTTGACCCGGTGTATCGCAGCGCCTGCCGCTTGATGATGCACGACGACATTTTGAGGGCTGTCCGCAAAATCAAGGACAGCAACAACCGCCCGATCTTTGTCCCTGGCTATGAGCAAGGGAATCCCGGCGGCGCACCGGACCGCCTGCTGGGCCGAGAAATCGTCATCAACCAGAACATGGACCCGATGGGCGCCGGCAAGAAGTCGATTCTGTTTGGTGACTTCAGCAAGTACGTGGTCCGTGACGTGATGGATTTGACCCTGTTCCGTATGGCGGACTCGAAATATATCGAGTCGGGTCAGATTGGCTTCCTTGCATTCATGCGCTCCGGCGGCAACCTGCTGGATGTCGGCGGTGCGGTGAAGTACTACCAGAACGCCGCGTCCTAATCCTCAACCTGAGCCCGGCCACGGCCGGGCTCCACTGGAGATTGAACCATGCCCCCGAAGCCACAAAATACCCAGCCGCCGGCGCCGCAGGAGGATGCTGTCATCCAACCGGAGCCGGAAAAAGTGACTCACCAATCCAAGTCCGCCAGCGAGCCGGAGGCAAGCGCTGAACCCGCGCCGGCGCCGCAGGAGGATGCTGTCATCACCGTTCGAGTTCTGTCCGCTGTCACCATCGGCGCCGTGCGCTACCAGCCCAACACCGTTCTGACGCTGTCATCCGTGCTGGCGAAGCAGCACGCGGTTGCGCTGGACGACCACCCCGACGCTATTGCCATGGCGTTGGCCGATGGTGGCGCAGAACGCACCCACGGAGAGGTATAAACATGGCCGCCGTGGCGATCCAACGCAGCACGGCGGCGGTGCTGGCGCTGGAGCAAATCAAACGGCAGTGCAATATCGATCCTGATTTAACTGAGGACGACGAGCTGCTGAAGCAGATGGAGCGCGCGGCCGTGCGCGCGTGCGAAGGAAGGTTGCACGGTCCTTTGCTCAAAGAGATCTGGCGCGACACCCGCGGCCAGTGGCCGCCTATCCCTTCCCTGCTCTTGCCGACTGCAAATGCCAGCGCGGTGCAGTCCATCACGATTCGCCAGAAAGGCCAACAGGTGGCCTGGGCAGACTTTGTTGCGCTTGCTGATGGTCCGGTGATGGTCATTAAGCCGCGAGCCAGCTGGCCGGTCATCGACAATACTCCGGATGCGATCCAAGTCACCTACTCGGCAGGGTTTGGTGAAGATAGCGACCGTGTTCCAGAAGACATTCGGCAGTGGCTGCTGTACCGGGTCAGCACGTTTTACGAGTACCGCGAGCAGTTCATCACCGGGACCATTGTGACCGACCTGCCGAAATCGTTCGTTGACGAGTTGCTGACGCCTTACACCCTGTGGGAGATCGCCCAATGAGAGCCGGTCGCCTGCGACACTCTGTCCAGATCCAGCGCGAGGTAAAGCGCAAAAACGACCACGGCGAGAATGTCAGCGGCTGGGAGTTGGTCTGCAAGACCCGGGCAAACGTAGCCGACATCACCGGCCGCGACCGGATCGGCGATGTCACGCTTCACCAGATCGACGCCCGGGCCTTCCTGCGCTGGCGGCCAGGAATCGAGGCCGGCATGCGCCTGGTCCACGTCAAAGACGGCGTGACCAGAACCTACACCGTCAAAGCACCGCCGATTGACCGAGACGGCCGGCGCCGCGACATGGAACTGATTTTGGAGTTTGACGATGGACGTCAGCCTCAAAGCCGATGACGCCCGGTCCCAGATTTTCGCGCGACTGGAAGGGCTGGCCGGCGCGGTGGAAGAACGCCGCGAACTCAGCCGGCCGCTGCTGGCTGGCGTCAAAATCATCATGCGGCGCGCCAAGCAACTGGCGCCGCGGGACAGTGGTTTCCTGCGGTCGCAGATCATCGCATGGACCAACGTCCGCAAAACCGACGCACCGCTGACCGGCTTTGTCACCGTGGCAACGAGGGCCAAGCGCAACCGCGCCGGCGAGTTAAGTCGCGCCAAGTTGGCTGCCAAGGCCAGCAAGGGCCGCAAGACTGATCTGGTAACCGCCTACTACGGTCGGTTTATTGAACAAGGGACCAGCAAAATGGATCCGCATCCTTACCTGTCGCGCGCGGTTGATGAAGTTGGGGATGAAGCGAAAGAGGCGGTGCTCGACGGCGCGCGTGGAGTGCTGCTCAAAATGGTGGAGGCCAGGCTGTGAAAGATTTCGACATTGCCCGCGCGGTATACCAGCGGCTGGAGCCGGCGCTTCCAGGTCGGGTTGCGCTCGGCGTGCTGGTGCTGGAGCCGGAGGACGTGGCCGAGCCGATTACGGTTATCCATCTCGATGACCACCAGCCAGAAGACAAAAAGGGCCAGGCGGTACGGAATGACCGGATCCAGCTGCGGTTGACGACGGTTGTCGATGCAATCCCCGGCCGAGTCTATTCGCGGCTTGAGCCACACATGAGCGCACTGCGCCAGGCGCTATTCGCCGATCACAACCTTGGCGGCGTTCTCCACATCCTGGAACTGACCGAAACGGGCACGCGCTACGGCTTCAACCGCGAGGAGATGACCTACGTCGTAGACCTTGCCATCGAGGTGAAATTCAGACGCAGGGCTGAGGAGCCCTGATTTTCCCGCAACAAAAACCATTACCGCCGCCAGGCGGTTTTTTTATGCCCATAGGAGACGGAAATGGCAGCGATTCAGGAATTCAGCTACATCGGCAACGGCGTGGTGAAAGTGCAGAAGGGCGCGGCCACTGCGCGCGAGGTCGG